ACCAGCACAAGCACTGCAGCCTTGTGCAGTCTCTTGCTCACCAACTGTGCCCTCAGCAAGTCAGCAGCCTCAGCCTCCACACTGCGCTGCAACTGTGGGGCCTGCAGCTCAACAGCAACAAGGGCAGCATCAACCACAGCCCCTGACCTGTCCCGTGCCCCAAGGCTGTGCTTGCGCTCGAGCCTCCACCGTGCCGTGCACATGTGTGAGAGCACTGTGCGTGACAGCACACTGATGTAACGGCTAAGGCTGGCACGCCTTGGGTCGTAAGGCGTGTTGCCCTCATTGCGTCTGAGGATGGCCATATACAGATTGCTTAGGAAGTCATCCCACTCAAAGCCAGCATCAATGACCTTGCGCCCGTACAAGCTTGCAGCGATGCGGGCCACATCAACTGCCTTGGCTTCTAAGTCAACCCCAGGCATGCGCTAACTCTCCCAAGGCTATTGGCTCAACCTTGCACAACTCAGACCAAGGCACGATGCATACAACCTGCTCAGCACCGTACACCTCCATCCTTACCCTACACTCTACCGACCAACGCCAGACCACCTGACTGGCTGCAGCCTTTGGCATCACAGCGCATGTGGTGCCACGGTCCTGCCTAAGCAACAGCAGTGGCACCTTGCCAACGATGCGGGCCTGCTCACATGTCTGCAGCCAAAAGCGCTTGAGCGGTCCCTTGTCAGGACGTATGACCCACTCACGCCCAAGCTCACGGTAGTGCTTGCACTCGATTGAGAACGGAAACACAAAAGGCCCGCCAGTCACAATGACGTCACCAGCATCACCCATCTCACCACGCTGCCTGTCTGTTGGGTTGCGCTTCACCTGCCAATCACTGCCCAGCCAGCGTGCCAAGTCATTGACAACGCTGCGCTCAAACCGTGCACCCTTTGACCTACTTGCGCCACCCATCAGAACGGCACGTCATCATCAGGCCTATCACTCATGCTGTTGTCAGGCTCAGGCCAATCAACCAGCTGCACTTGTTTGGCAATCACCTCAACGCTCTGCTTGGGCGTGCCATCCTTGCTTGTGTACTCACGCGCATACAGCTCACCACTCACCAGAACCCTCAGCCCCTTATCTGTGCGGGCCAGATACTCACCGAGCTTGCCAAAGGCACTGACGCGCACCCATGTGGTGACCTTCTCACCCCTTGTGAGCTTGGTGACTGCCAGCCGCACACTGGTCACGCCACCCCAATCACCACTATCTCTGCGGTCAGGCTTGTGCCCAACCCTGCCCATGACTGTCACATTGCAAAACATATTCCACCTCCACTGTTAAACTGTGCGCCAACTTGACCCCTTGAGAGCCAAGCCAACAACGCTGCCGCGCAACCTGTCTGCCACTCGAGCACCCCAAGGCGCAGGCGTGCCCTCTACATCACCACGCGCCACACGATACGGCACGTTGCTTGTATACATGGTTGGCAGTGAGCGGTCGTACCTGAGCGATACCAAGCGTTCCACCGACTCAACCGCCCACTCAGGCCCCTTGCGCCCAGGGGGTGCACTAGTTGCCCCTAGCTCGTCCAGTATCAGCAAACCCTTGTGGGTTGCAGCCTGAGCCAGTGGGCTGGCTTCTCCGCGCCAGCTAAGCTTGTGCCTGCGTAGCAGCTCAGACTCTGTGATGTAATAAACCGGCACAGCCTTTGGCATGCGATAGCCCCACCACCTGCCATCCTCAGCAAGCTCAGCCTCAGTGGGCATGATGCCATCATTGTGCGCCATGATGTATTCATCACTGTATCTGGTCCACTCCATATCTGGCCTGTCAAGCAGTGCCCTGCACACCATGCTTGCGAGCAGGGTCTTGCCTGTACCCACTGGCCCATGCAGATAGATGCCAACACTGCGCTCAGCAGGCTCATCATCCTTGCTGCTCTCACCCTTGAGCCACTGCACCCAGCGCACCACAGCCTCAACCGTCTCACGGTTGTACTCTGGCACCCCATAGAGCCTGACATGACTGTTGACACGCTCAATAAACCTGCCTGTTGGCTCATAGTCTGGCCGCTGATACTCAATATCCTTGAGGCCAAAAGGCCTGCAGCGCTTAGGCACGCCCATGCGCTTGAGCTTGGCAAGCATCTTGCCCTCTTTGACTTCATGCTCAGCACCAGCCTTGCAGCGTGGGCATGCCACAATGTTGGGGTCATTCTCAATCGGCCCAATGCTTGGCTTGACCCAGTGGTTGCCCAGCTGCAGCCCAGGTCTTGGCTCAAAGCTACCCTGCCACCACCAATCATGCTGCTTGCCGCACCTTGGGCATATCATGCTTGGTGGCTGCTTGCTCTTGTCTCTCACGTTGTACCGCATCTGTGTTGCTCCTCTCAGAATGGCAGTGGGCGTTTGCTGTCATCATCACCGTGGTCAGTCCACTCACCGCGTGCGGCAACGGTCTGCTCACTCAACTCAAGGTAGGTCTCAAAGTTTGCGGGCCTCATCAGGGTCATCAGCCCGTGCTTCTCTCTCAGCCATACAGCACGGTCATGCTGGCTGGTCATTGCCCACGTCATGACCTTGCGCACGTTGTCAGCCCCATGCTCATCGATGCGAGCTGCCACAGCCTTGCCAACGCCCTTGCTGCGCCTTGGTCTTGGCCCCTTGGGTTTGTACTGCTTCCAAAGGTCAACCACTGCATCAAAAGTAGACGTATCTTTATTAGATATAGATATGATATTATCCTTATATATAGAGGCTGGGTCGGGTGTGGGTCGGGTCTGGGCCTGCTCTGGGTCGGTTTGCTCTGTGGTTGCCCGTGGTTGACGGGCTGGCTGGGTCGGTTTTGGGTCGGGCTTGGGCCTGCTCTGGGTCGGGTGTTTTGAGTATGGGTCAAGCCACTCATCTGACCTCATCAACCTGCGCACTCTGGACCTGTGCCAGCCCCAGCGCTCTGCGTATTGCCGCTCACTTAGGTGGGCGTGCGCGTGGCGTCTCAGGTCCATGCAGGCCTGCTGCCTTGTCAGCACTGTGGGGCACTCCTCCACAAGCTCATCCCATGCCTCTACATCACATCTGAACCACTTCACTGGGCCACCCTCCATCTGCACTCACCCACACGCCTGCAGCTCACACGTCCTGCCTGCTCAAGCTCACGCAGCCTGCGCCACACGGTCAGCCTTGACCAGTAGCAGTGCCGTGCCACGTCATCAGTGGTGTGCCAACTGCCGCACCTAGACAGCACACGCATGATGTGCGCCTGCTGCACCCTTGTTGCCCTGCTCTGCTGTGCGTTGCTCATGATGCGGGCCTTGTGGTATAGTCACCAGAGGTGACGTGATGCCAGTGCCCCCAGCAGAAGTGAGAGCCGTAGCCAGAGACGCACTCAAGAGGCGCAAGCAGTATGGCAGGGGTGGCACATCTGTTGGAGTTGCCCGTGCTCGAGACTTGGCAAACGGGCGCAACATCTCTGTTGATGTGCTGAGGCGCATGCTGTCTTTCTTTGCACGCCATGAGGGCATTGAGGGCAGCGCTGAGCGCAGGCGAGACAAGACCAGTGCCAGCAGCATTGCATATGACCTCTGGGGTGGTCTGCCTGGTAAGCGTTGGGCCGCCAAGGTACTGCGTGAGCTTGCTGACCAATATGGTGGCTGAGCTAGTCATTGGCTGCACCATCTATGCGCTGACGGGCGTGCTCACAGGCCTGCTCATCTAGGTCAATCCCCACAAACTCCCTGCCCAGCCTGACAGCCACAGCCCCAGTGGTGCCGCTACCACAAAACGGGTCAAGCACTGTGTCACCCTCTTGGGTTGCTGCCAATACGCACGGGGCAACCAGCCGCTCAGGATATGGCGCAACATGCAGGTCACCCGCTGCAGCGTCCCTGCTTGCTGACACACGCCACACGCTATGCCTGCGCCTCATCTGCCGTATCTCACCATCAAGCTTGTCAAGGCCTGAGCGTATCTCAAACCCCTTGCCGCTCTTGACCGTACGCTGGCTGACCTTACGACCCGTTGACGGCACTTTGATTGCCTCAACATCAAACAGATACCGTCTCTGCTTGGCCAAGATGAACACATACTCATGCGCTCTGGTGCACCTATTCAGTACACTTTCTGGCATTGGGTTTGACTTGTGCCAGATGATGTCTTGACGCAGCAGCCAGCCCCTGCGCTGCAGCTCAAGTGCAACACGCCACGGTATGCCACTGAGCTGCCCAGTCTTGGCATAGGTGTCACCAAGGTTAAGCCAAAGCGTGCCATTGTCCTTGAGCACCCTGTGCACCTCCATCAGCACATCACAAAGGCCCGCAACGTATGCCTCAGCGTCAGACTCTTGGCCAAGCTCGTCATCACTGCTGTACCTGCGCTGCTTCCAATATGGGGGTGAAGTGATGCAGGCCTGCACGCTTTCATCACCCATAGCCTGCAGAAGCTTGAGGGCATCACCGTGGCGCACGTCACTCATTGTGCGACCCGTGCAAGATGCGCCACGCCAGCGCTGCGCATTGTGGCACCTGTCCGTTGCCAATGGCTCTAAGTCGGTCCACCCTATTGGCCATCCCATTAGCCACTCGACCCAATCGGGGTTCAACTTCCCACTGGTGTTGCTGACCACCATGCCCAAGTTGACCTGTCTGCCGTTTGCAATCCTGCGTTGCACCACCTTGGTGCCCATGTGGCCCCTGTCCCTGCAATCCGATGACTGAGGAGTTGGCCACATGTTGCGCTCTATCAGCGTCCCAAGTTTTGGCCTCCACTTGCCTACCCTGCCCTGTCTGCCGCCCCTGTCGCTGCCATACGGGTTGCACGTCGGAGTGGGCAGCATAGACCCACATTCGGTTTCTTTTGTGGGGCGCACCCGTGTGCCAAGCTCCCAGCACGCACCATCGTGTGTCATACCCCAAGCTGGCAAGGCCTTTGATGACGGTGCCAAGGCCACGGGTACGCAAGTGCGGACTGTTTTCCGCGAACACATATCGAGGCCTGACCTCCTCAATAACTCTGAGCATCTCAAACCATAGGCCCGAACGGTTTCCGGCAAGTCCTTGACCCGTACCTGCTGAGCTGATGTCTTGGCAGGGGAACCCTCCAGAGACAACATCGATGATGCCCTGCCACGGTCTGCCGTCAAACTCCCTGATATCTCTGTAAACAGGGAAAGCTGACAGACACCCATCTCTCTGCCTTTGGATGAGCACGTCTCTTGGGTACTGCTCAATCTCAATGGCCGCCAACGTAGACCAACCAAGTAGGCTGCTGGCGAGAATCCCCCCACCTGCTCCAGCAAAGCACGCCAACTCACGCATCACCCTGCCCCTGCTTGAGCCTTGCTAGAAAAACAAAGGCTTTGTTTTTGTAGCAACTCATGACTCATCACCGTCTTTGCCAGTGTCGCAGAACCCCCAGCGAACACAGCCAGCATCTCTGCCAGCTGCAGCAAACATCTCAAACTGCTTGCCACCCCTGCCAGTGCGCGACCAATCAACCACCTTGTCAATCGACCAGCGTCCACCGTCACGCTTCTTGTTGCCGTCAGCATCGTACACATAGCCCGTGCGGGCCTGAAACCAACCCGTGGCCTCAACCGGCTCAAGGCCTTGCTCAACCCGCTTGTCATTCTGCAGGCGCGTCATGTCAACCTCGAGGTCACGCAAGATGCCAACGCGCACATCATCCTCACCAAGACGCCTGACCTCAGCCTTACGAGCAAAGACGCAAGGCCAACACCCCACACGCTCTGCCCCTTGCAGATACTTTGGGTTTGGCTTGATGCCATGCCTCTTGTGTATGTCAATCACGTCCTGCAGTTTCCAGTCAAGCAGTGGCCTCCATACGTCCATCTTCATACTGGCAGACCACTCAAACATGGGCATTTGAGCACGCCTCACAGACTCCTCAGCCCTAATGCCAACAGCGTTGACCATGTAATCATCGAATGACCACATGTATTGCTTGAGCGGCTTGACTTTTAGCTCAGTGGTGCACCAGCGTCTCAACCTGCTTGGGAAAATGCTCTTTTTGAGGCAGAGGCGCACCATAGGCGAGTAGAAGCCAAGGCGGGCCTCATACTTTTGCGCCAACTCCTCACGCTCACCCTCAAGCTCAATCTCTTGGCGAACCCATTTGATTGGACCCAAAGCCTTTGGCAACTGTTCACGGATGTAGTCATATGTCTGAGGGTCTTCCCAGCCGGTATCTGCGAAGGTGCACTTGTAATCATGCCCCAACTCTTTGAGGTGCAAGGCCATTGCCGTGCTGTCTTTGCCCCCGCTCACTGATGCCATAATCAGCGCAGTGCCAGCCTCTGGCACGCTATCCCTTCCGCTCATGGTTTCACCTTGCCCTTGTTGCTCTCAGCCCAGTCACAAAACTTGCCACGCTTGGCAGCGCTCATGGTTGCCCACCTGTCTGCCTTGCCTTTGGACTCCATAAACGCATCAACGTCAGCAGGTGACAGCCCCAGCCCTGCCAGCGTCTTGCGCTTCTTGGGCTGCGGCGTCTCATCGGGCAAGCTTGCGTCTGGGTCTGCCTGATGGATGCCCAGTGCTGCAGCAAGGCTATACCTGCGCGTGTAGCTGAGAATCGATCCGATTGCATGGGCCTGATTTCTCGCCTGTGGCACAGGCATCAAGCACTTGCCACAGTCAAGCACTGCCCCTGACGTGTGCACAATAAACGTGTGCACGCCAACCTTGTCACCCTCGCTAATGCAGGCCTGATACCATGTCAGCCCGTTGGGGCTGAGCGCTTTGCGTGCAGCATCCTGCACAGCCTGCAGGTCAGCATAGCTATTTTTGAGGTGTGCGTTGGTGCTGTTCTTCAGTGCTGGGTCAAGCGCAGCACAAGCCTTGACCAATGCGGCTGCAAGCTTTGCATCAATACTCGACATGATAGCCTAGCCTCTTTTGCAGGGTCCAGATGGTAGCCAACTGCATGCCGTTGCACACAATCAGGCCAAAAATACAGAGCATCTCGTAATCAATCATACCATTGCCTCCACAGGTCAGGTATCCAAAAGCTTGCGCAACTGTCAACACATTTGGTGACATTAGTGGCAACGCATATGCATGCTTGCACGTTGATACCGTACCCTCAACCTTGACATTGACCCTGCGAAAATATACGCAGATGGTATGGCTATCACACCCAAACAAGCTAAGCCTACGCCCCTTGTGATGCATGCATGGTACTTGAGCCAGCGCATGCAAGCCCTAGGCATCACACAGGCTGAGCTACGCAAACGCATCAACGAGCACAGCAACGTAACAGCAGCAACCGTGTCACGTTGGATAAGTGCAAGGTCATACCCAAGCAGAGAGGTGCTGCGCTCTCTGCTCAACAGTCTGGAGTTGCAAAACGATGAGCGGACACACTATCTACGCATATGGGCAGGCCTCGCCTGAGACAGTCATTGTGGTTGACTATGGTGAGCCTGTGCGCATCTATTCTGCGCCACGCACTGACTCTGACGTTGTTGGCAAGCTTGAGCCTGGTGCGGTCTTGTATGATGGCAAGACGGTCATCGAGAACGGGCAGCAGTGGTTTGCCTTTGACAGGGGTTTTGTCTGGTGGCGTGAGCACAAGTATGGCAGCAAAGACCCTGCCCTGCTTCCACTTGGCAAAGACTGCAAGCGCACAAGACTGCTGGCACGCCTGCCACGGTTGAGGGGCTACACATACGGCAGAGACGTTGACCTCCCACCAAGCGTGTGGGCACCAGACAAGGTGAGCAACACAGGCACCAAGCAGATTGACTGCAGCTCACTGACATGGGCCTGCCTTGATTGGATATACAAGCTTGGTGGACCCAAGCAGTACCTTGCCCATCAACTGATACACACGTCAGACCCGTGGTCTGCCATCAAGGCTGCAGTCAGGCACGGGCAAGCAGATGACATGGGTGCGGGCCTGCCTTGCTATGAGGGCTTATACCTTGTGCAGACATGGCTTGACCCTGATGCGCTCAAGGGTGGTCATCAGTTTATCTTTTGGAGTGTTGGCGCTAGAGATGACCGCAAGGTTGCTGTGCTCGAGGCTAGCAGCCATCCACGCATCAAGAGCGCCCCCACTTGGAATAAGCGCAAAAAGGCCACAAGCGTTGAGCCGACATACACCAAGGCAATACCTGAGCAGTATGACACACAATACATGTGGGCAAGGCTCAGAGGCTGCGGGCCTTTGGGCCTGCCGTTTAGCAGTAATGGTGACTAATCATCAAGGTGCGCGATGAGCAGGCGTGGCACAATGCCATCCTCAGACAAGAAGTCTGCAAGCTCAACGCACACGTTGTTAACGAGGTCACAAAACTGCGACCCAGTGAGCTTGTGGCCTTGTGCCAGCTGCACGGTCTGCGCCTCCTCTGCGAGCAGCGCAACCTTGATGCCAACCTGACCAGCAGACCACTTGCCCAGCATCAGATGACGTGCTTGGTGATGTACGCATCAGCAGCCGCAATGACTGCCTGCATAATCTCAGCGGCCTCATCTTGGCTGACCTTGCTGCCCTTGTCACTGTTTGACTTGAGAGCCTTGAGCACTGGGCGCAGAGCGCTCCAGATTGCAACCACCAGCCCCACAACGTTGATGCCCTTACCCTTTGCCATTCTTGCCCCCAGTTAGTTGGTGCCACCCTGTGGCTTGCGCAGTTTCTTGCAGGGCTGATGCCCTGTGAGAGTATACCCTGCCCTCATGGATGCAGGTGCCGTTTACGATTGGGATGCTGTGCATACTCACCAAGTCTCTTGATGGGTCAAACGTACAGAACCCAAGACCTTGGTGCCAGTCAACCTCTTTGCTGCGCCCAGGGGTGCTGCCGTCCACCATTGTCAAGCAGCCTGGACTCATGCACTGTATTAGCTTGCCCTCTGGGTGCTCAGGCCCATACACCACACGGGCTGCAATCTCTCTGCGGTGTATGTGTCCGCACACCTCATCTGTGACAGCGCTGGCCACCATGCTGGCAACAGTCTGCCCACCTCTGCCCCTGACCACTGACCCATGCCTGACCCTTATGCGGTCCCACAGATACCAACTCTTATCATAGGGTGAGCCAACCCACTGCACGTCATAGGCATCAAGGTTGAGCAGCCTGCGTATGTCAAGCGCTGGCTTGTCATCACCCTCAGCCGCTAACGCCTCAACCTCTGGCAGCATCTTGCTGACGTGCTTGAGCAGTCTGATGTCATGGTTGCCCTCAAGCACTGTGATAACGCTGTCAGGTGCTGCAGCTCGCAAGCTTGCCAGCCAATGTGCGCCAACTGCCAGCGCTGGGGCAGTGGTCTGACGCAGGCCCGCATCACCATCGAAGCGACTAAAGGGCGCGAGGTCTAAAAAATCACCTAAGCAGCAAATTACGTCTGGTTGCATGTCAAGCGCTACCTGCACAGCAAGGTCAAGCGCTCGCCAGTCATGCAGGCACTCAAGCCGCTCATACCTTGGCAGTACCCAGCGTAAGCCTATCTGGGGGTCAGGCAGGAACAAACAGGTCTTCAAGCCTGTTGACTCTTTGCGCCCAGGGGTCGCGGTAATCGTGACAGGCTCAGGCGCTGCCACTGGCTGCAGCCTGCGCTCAAGGTCTGCCTTGACTTGGAACAACTGCACAACCCGTGACTTGCCTGTTGAGCTGTCGCGTTGACCCTGCTGCCAACTGTTGAGCTTGTGGCGCGTCACACGCCATGTCTTGAGGTCTGTGTTGGTGTAGGCAAGCAGGTCATCAAGGGTGCGGATATGGGCACCCCTGCTGCTCAGGCTGATGTCAATGCTGCTGCTGCGCTTGACCTCAACCTGCTGCCCTGACTGTGCAGCTGGCAGGGTGGTGCGGGCAATGTCCCACACCTTGCGGGCCCTGCTCGCTGTTACATCCTCACCAAGCCAGTCACGCAGCAACTGCCTGACCCTGACCTGCCCTAACCGCTCACGCTTGCCAAGCTCACGGAGCCTGTCACCATACTTGGCGGCAATCTCCCTGGCTGTCACGGCAGGTCATCAAAGATAAACGAGAGAGGCAGACCCACACGGGTTGCAATGGTGTACGCGCCAGCCATCAAGATGACGCACACAAACCACAGCAGGCGTGGTGCCACATGCTTGCTGATTAGCTCAAGGTGCATGGCTCTTGCATCAGCCTGCTGCTGTATCGCTGCCACTCTTTTTGACTCCAACTCTGCCAGTGTGGTCAGGGCTGTGGCAATCTCATCACGCTGCTGCCCGTCAAGCCACTCAACAGCGCCAGCAGTCTCCTGATGCGTCAAGACTCTGCGTGTGGCTTGGTCAAGCAGGTCTTTGACTTGGCTGGCTGTGGTCATGGGTAAACATACCCCGTGCGCAATATTTTTGTTGACCTCTGCGTGAGGTGTTACCACACTGGCAACATGGCAGTCACGCCACGCCCCAAAGGAGCAGCCAGCATGAGACATGAGTACACGTCAATCACCTACACAGAAGCCAAGACGCTGGGTAACCTCTGGCGCGTCAGCCTCAAGTATGATGGCGTCTGGGCCAAGCTCACGGTTGATGAGCAAGGCCTTGCGACAGTCACCAACAGGCGTGGGCGTGTGCTTATGTCTCAACAGACGGAGACTGAAGGCATATCGTTTGTGGCCATTGGTGAGCTGACAGGCAAGCCGGACCCAGAAAAAGGCTGCTTTCACATCTTTGATGTGGTCAGCCATATGGGTCAAGACGTTACGCGCAGGCCTCATCAGGAGCGCACAAAGCTATCACGCACGATGTGGGATTATTTCGGCGACCTAAGGATTGAGCTTTACTGGGTTGAGGTTGTATGGCACCACAGCATTGACATGCTTGAGACTATCGTTGGCGCTGCGTCTATTGGTAACAAGCACTATGATGGCGTGGTGCTGGTGCACAAGCACAGCAGGTACAATGACAGGCCTCACCTCAAACTCAAGAACGCTGTTAGCGTTGACTATGTGCTCACAGCCATCAACCTCAGTGAGAGCAAGTACCATGAGGGCACAGCCGCAACCATCACAGGTGCCCTGCTCATTGGTGGCAAGCTTGTTGACGTGTGCAAGGTTGGCAACCTGCCCCACAAACTGCGCAGCGCTCTGACTCTCAACCCTGCTGACTACATTGGCAAAGTCTTTGAGGCCACCGGAAACAAGGCTTTTGAGTCAGGCGCACTGCGTCACCCAGTGTGGCTGCGTTGGCGTGATGACAAGGTTGCTGATGAGTGCACACTTGCACAGGTCAAGAGCCAAAGGCCTGACGCACGCTCTGGGGCTGCGTAGCACCTCAGCCACCCCATCACACTGCCAAACGCCTCACGCGCCTCACAGGGCTATCAGCTAGCCACCTGTGGGGCGTTTGAGCATTGGGTCAGGCAGGATGAGCGTAATGACTGGAGGCTGACCACCACCAACCTGCACGTCAGTCACAATAGCCACACGCTCAGACAGGCTCAGGCCTGCATCTGTGAGCAGGTAAACCTCGCCAATCTGCGTGCGCTCCCACTCATATGACAACGCTTGATAACTGATAGCGGTGATAGGCAGTGCGCGGGCCTTGATTGCATCCTCAGCAATGAGCAGGGCTGTGGCATCATCCCACGTCTCATCAACCTCAATGTCAATGGCCTTGAGTCCATACCTTGACTCACTTGCGCTGGCTATCTTTGACGGGTACGACGGGTGCCGAATGTCACCAGCAGTGTTGCTGCCAGCAACAAAGACGTTGGGGGTGATGGTGACCTGACTGGCGTAATTGCGTGAGCCATCCAGTGGCCGATATGAAACAGTCACCTGATTGGCCACGCCATTGGCAATGAGCTGCACAGCGCTTGCCCGCTCAATGTCATGCCCAGCAGTCAGCGTGGCTATGGCGTCTTTCTCATTGGCCCCATAGTCAATGTAGGACAGTGACCAGCCTGCTGCTGTGGTCGTCTCAGCCACTGGCAGGTGCGGCAGGATTGCAGAGCGCAGATACTCAAGCGCTGTCACCTTGGGGTCATTGACCCACGTATCGATACGGTATGCGTTAAGCCTTGGCGCTAGCCGCTCAAGCGTTTCATAATCAACCAGCAGATCGCCAGCTGCAGTGCGCAGCGCCCATACAATGACGTCGCCAGCACCAGCCAGCGTGCCAGTGCCATACAGGTTGCCAATGCCCCCACCTGTGTCCTGCTTGAATCCAGCATAATACTCAATCTTTGTCTCTTGCACTGTGGGCAGCATCTCTGTGGCAAGGTCAACACCATCAACGAGCGTGCCAGTAAAGTCAAAGAAGCTAACGGGCAGCATATACTCAACCTGACCGTCATGCGCTGGGATGTGGCCTATCTGGGGCGTGCGTATTGCGTCTAGGTTTTCTGGGCTGTTTGCTGCCACTTTAGCGTTAACCGCTCTGACTCTAACGCTTGCAGCATCAATGCCCTGCAAGCTTATGACGCAGCGGGCAGCAGTGTTGAGGCTTGTGCCAGGTATAATCACATCAGTCAAAATGACCGGCACACAAGGCCACCTGCCGTCTGCTGGGCCTCCCTTGCCGCTTGGCCACTCCCCCGGGAAGCCAATAACGATGGCAAAGGGGGCACCAATGGTCTGCTCATATGGCTCATATGGCGCAGCCTGCATGCTGTTGGCAGACTTTGCACCTAGTGGCAGCAGCAAATTTGTGCGCTCTTCCAGTGCGCTTGACACAGTAAAGGCCAAAGGCTCACCAAGCTCGCCATATTTCACGTTAATGACTAGCCCCTTGCCAAAGTCAACAGCCTCATTGATGGTCAGGCCCGCAAACCATCTGCGCAGGGTTGCCGTGCCACCCTCGAGGTTGACACCCTGAGCAGCAAGCGCAGCCCAGTCAACCTGCGCCTCAATGGAGACAGCCACACTGTCAGCCGCCCTGCTCACCTGCACATCCTCAAGGCCAATGACATACAGGCGTGCAGTGCCGTCAGCCTCATTGACTGTCACGGCATCTGGCGCGCTGGTGTATGAATAACGCTGCCCCTCAATGGTAAAGTCGAGCAGCCAGTGCCCGTCATGGTCATGCGCTGTGAGCTGTGTGACCATCAGATGACCTCATTGATGCTGATGAGGCCACCCCTGACCACTTGGTGTGCCGTGTAGTCATTCTCTGCAAACACTGACTGCAGCTCAACACTGCCATCAAGGTGACCGTACAACATGGCATCAGGGTTGGTGACGTTGCCACCGTCTGCAGGTATGTACCGCAGTGCAACCATTGGCACAGCAAAACTGTCAGACCTGTCAGCAATCGCCCTGAGCTGCTCATACACCTCAGCCCGTGCAGCAAGGGGCATGGTGTTGTCACGCTGCACATAGTCTGGCGACTGACTATCAAGAAAACGGTCAGCCTCTGCCCACTGCATTGTCCATGTGCGCTGGGGTGGGCCATTCTTGGTGCGCAGTTTTGTGCCGCGCCTAGTCACGCTCTCTGTGTAGTTGGGGTCTGTTGTCTCGGACCATTGGCTATTGGTGCCCGCACCAAATGTGACCACCTCACCCAGCACCATGCTGCCTATGCGGTAGCCCGTCTCTGGGTCGTCACCAACATCACAGATGACCTGCCCAGCCGGTATGCGTATCCGCCAATACTTGAAATACTGCAAGTCGCTGGTGTCAACAAAGCAGATGCCCTTGTGGCTCTGCAGCATGCATGTTGCAATGGCTGTCTCTGTGCCGTCAACTGCCTCAAGGCGCAGCGCGGGCCTCACTGTCGTGCCGGTGCTGCCCCACTGCCCTGACAGGTTGGCTGCAATCTTGCGCGACTTGGTAGCGTTGAGCAGCACCCTGCTGCCTCTCAAGTCTTCCCCAAAGATGTACTTTGCAGCCTCAGCAGATGCAGGCTCAACAGTCACCACCTCACCTGTGAGCTTGTAAGACAACGCGCCAGCTGCACCAAGGTCAGTGCACAGGTCAAGGGTGGCCAGTGGCGTCCAGCTTGACCCTGTGTCTGACCCCTCGAGGTGCAGAGTGCGAAAGTTGCAGCCCTCAACATACAGGCCAATGAGCTTGCCAAGGTATGACTGCTGTGCTGTGCCTGATGGCTTGCTTGGCTCAAAGACAATCAACTGCTCTGCTGTGCTTGTGCTGCGCCAGCCCACTGCTGGTGATGGCTGCACTGCTGGCAGCATGTTGGCTGCTGGGTAGTCATGCGCTGCGTCAACATCAAACTCAGCAAGGTCAGGCGCGTCACCACCCTCACTGTGCATATAGGCTTGTTGGGCAGTGGTGCCGATAACTGGCACGGGCGTGGGCAGTCCGTTGAGGGGCCTGCCAACCAGCTCATTGCGACCCGTTACCCAAAAGTTTTGCAGCCCGTCAATAACCGCGTCAAGGGCAGACCTCACTTGGAACCAGTACCAGCGTGATTGGGCCACTGTTGTGGCACCCTGACTGCCAAAGGTCACAGAGTTACCAGCAGCGCCACCAGCACCAGCAATCGCAGTGCCCGTGTGCTGCTGCCACACTGTTGAGCCTGGGCTGCGTATAGCAAACCGCACAGCGCCTGTGCCCGTGACGTGCAGGTGATAGATGCGTGGCACGCTTGTGTCAATGATGATGTTGGCAATGGCAGACCCAGCAAGCACGTCATGCACAATGATGCCCCCAGTGCGGTACACAACGCGCACACGATAACGGGCAGGGCTTGCCTGTGTGACCAAATCAACCCCTGGGCTGAGGTCAGTGCCGCTAGTGTCGGCAGCCTGCACGCTGCATTGCCATTGGGCAGTGATGCCCATTGGGCGAAACACTGGGGGAAACGCCGCCACAGGCAGGGCGGCTGCATACCCATAGTTTGTACCCGCTATCTGGAGATACTCAGCAGTCAGGGTGGCGCTGCCTGACGTTGTGAAGCCTGAGAAGGCTGAGCCAGTGCTTGGCACGTTGATGGGATACCAATAGCGGGCCTGATAGGTTCCAAAGGCTGGGGAGTCTAGCCTGCGCATTGAGCAGTCACCCACCAAGGTTGACCAGCCCCCAAGGGCAATCATGCGCAAGACGCTGGGGTCTTGACTGCGCGACCTTGACACCCTTGGCACGTTGTTTGTGATGACAATGTGCTGCCCTAGTGACCAGCATGATGCAAGGTTTGTGGGTGCCATCTCATCTGTGCCCATGTTGCACATGCCTGACAAGTAATCAAACCAACCAAACTGCCCAAGCTTCTTGCATGCAATGCCGTGGGTGCCTGTGGTTGCAGTGGTGTCATCATAGCAGGCAGACATCACAAGCGTGCCATCAGGGTCAGAAGCAATGGCCACGCGGTCAAACTTTTTGTTAGTCGCGTCACCTGCAAAGACTGTGACCGCTGTTGAGAATACCTCCGTAATGGGCTGATATGCTGAGGCAAGGCGCAGGGCTAGGGCATCACAGTCAAGGGCGTCAAACCTGTCATTAGTAAACGCCAGATATGCTGTGCCATCTGGCATCTCAGCAATGTCAATGTCATGCATGGCCGTGCCTGCACTTGCCCTGTCTACATAGTCCCAGGTCTTGCCACGGTCCTTGCTCGCCCACTGCGACCAATTACCCAAGCCCTCAAGGGCAATGCATATGAGCTGCCCGCCAACCTCACGCACCCTCTGTTTCTCAAGCCTACTGAGCAAAGGCAGCGGGCCTGACTCATCAAAGATGGGGAACCCATCACGCGCATACACCTGCCATGTATTGCCAAGGTCGTCACTGTAGAAGCTTAGACCGTTATTCCAGACAACAATCCTGCCCGTGTCTTGTATGTGCACAGTTGGAGTTGCTGCAATTCGCCCAGCATACACATTGGCAGCGCCTGACGCTATGAGGGTGATATTGTTGGTCCAGTCTGACTGCCTCCATCTAGCCATCAACAAAACGTCATCCATCACATGCGGTACATACACATCCTGCGTCTTGGGATGTGTTGCGCTGTCAAAGCCAGCAAGGCGTCGCTGCAGTGGGTGCTTGTTTAGCATGCCAGTCCACACAGGCCCATTAGGTGACTGCCAGCCACGATAGTCAGCAGCAGCCTCACTGTTGAGCCTGTACGCAATCTCTGCAGCACCAACCCCGCCCCCACGGGTTGCGCCAACAGTCACAGCCTCTGTCTGAGCTGCAGTGATGACAGGCCTGAGCGTTGTGCGTGCTGACTTAGGCACTGCAACCCCAGGGCGTGGCCCCTGCTGCGTTGCGTTGGTCAGGTCCATTGCTGCAGATGTTAGGTACTCATCTGGTACAAGTATGCCCTGCACAAGCTCCTTGGTGAGATTGCTGCCCATTATTGACCCCCATACACCTGCACCCTGCCTGTTGCAGTGCGGCTGTGCTTGTTGCTAACCTCTGCCACCACCCTGCCAAGCATCTGCCTGTCAAGCATGATGTTGGCTGTGATGGTCTGCCCCATTGGTGTGCCCCTGTTGAGCTGGTCAAGACCATCAGGCCCGCCCAGCGCTGCAATGCCCCTGCGTGATACAATACCCTCATCAGGCTGCGCAGCGATAAGGGCGTGGTCAGCACTCATGCGTGCAGCCACCAAACCACCTGAGCTAAACTCTGGGGGAGACTGGCTAAGAATAGTGGCAACCTGCAAAGCGCTTGCAGTGCCTACAATGCCTGCGGCTGCAGCTGGCGCTAGTGGCCCAAGGTAAGCCATTGAGCCGAGCAAAGCCATATACGCTGCAGCGCCACTGATAGCCACTTCACTCAGAGCAAGGCTCTGCTGCAGAACAAAGGCACGCTTTGCAGCCTTGGCCTGCTCTTTGGTCAGACCCTCAATCCTGCGCTTGTCAACCTCAGCCAGCCTATCAACATTGCGCATGCGTGCGGCAGCCTGCTCCTCATCAATCTTGCCGCTCTCAAGCAAGCGCTCAATGCGGGCCTTTTGCGCTTCTGCGTCTCTATCGATCGCAGCCTCTTGCCTTGCCCGCTCTTTGTCTGCCACTTCTTGCAGTTTGCTCAACGCCAACTCTGCAAACCCTGACATGTTGGCTGTCAGCTCAAGGGTGTGGCCTGCTGCCGTCTGTATGGTTTCTGACAGTCTCTCAAACTGCTCAGCCTCAGCGTTGCTGTCTCGCTTGTCTTTGGCTTGCTGTAGCGCCTCCTCTGCCATCATCAGGCCAATGGTGGCATTGTGGTTGTCGCCCAGTGCCTTGGCTAGGTTGCGCATCTCCTCAACTCGAGCAGCAGCCTTTTGCACAGCAGCCTCATCTGCGCTCACTACAGCGCTGGTGGCAGAGGCCTGCAGCGCCTCAAACTGAGCAACGCTCTTGGCAAGCCTTGCTTGCTCTTCCTTTTGCTCTGCTGACATCATTGCAGCTGCGTGCTCTTTGCGCTGCCTGTCTGCCAGCCGCTCAGTCTTGAACGCAAGGTCGGCTTTGGCCTGCGCCTCATCTCTTGCAGCCTGTGCAGCCCTTGCACGCGCGTCAGATTCCTTGTCAAGCTCTTTGGTGCTTTCTGGGATTAGCATGCCAAGAGCCTCGAGCATTTCAGCCTGCGTCTCAAGTGATGCCGTGGCCACCTCTGCTGCTTGGGTCTGCGCAATTTGCGCACGCCCCGCATCACCTATAGCCTCTGAAAGTTTTTGAAACGCTAGGGACAAGATGGGCAGCTTGCCACCCATAAAAGATAAGCGCTCAGACAAGCCGTCTATTGGCCCAGTGAGAGCGGCAAAGAAGGTGGGCAGACCCAGGTCAGTGAGGCCGACAAACGCAGTCTCAATGCCAATGACCTGCTCTTGAGCATCAAGAAGCGTTTCAGCACTCATGCGCTCTAATGTCTTATCGATAGTCGTTATCTGCCCCTCAAAGCCCTGCAGCCTTTGCAGTAGCTCAGACGAAACAAAGCCCTGCAAGCCATCAGCAGAAGCAGCCACCTCCCTATTGAGAGAACGCTGCGCCTCCACTGCCTGCACAAGACCGGCGACAAAGAGCGCTGCAGCACCTGCGCCACCTGCAAACGCTGCAACAGCACCAGCCCCGAACCGCTCCGAGCTTTGGCGCGCAATGTCAAAGAGCCCCTCAAGGTCACCAAGTAAACCGACCCCGAAAACACTGCTAATTTCTGTTGCTGACTTCTGGAGCACGTCTAACGTGTCATCGGTCATTCGCTTGGTTTCTCTGCCGACGTTGCGCGCCGCTTTGATTTGAGCCTCAGCAGTTGCCTTGGCTGCTTTGGCCTGGTCTTTGTATGAGCGCTCAACCTGCCTGACCATCTTGCGGGCCTGGGCCTTGGTCAATCCCTCAACCTTGCTGAGGTTGTCTACAAGGTTCGATATGTCAGCTCTAAGGCTAACATCTACCGTGGCGCGTTGTGCCATTAGTTGCCCCCAAGGTCTTTGTTGATAAGCCTGAGCAGTTTGCCCTCAATCTTTTTGGCTTCTCTGATGAACGGTTTGCGGACAAACAACTGCCAGACGTTCTTGCCCTTTGTGCGCTTGCGCCCACCGCGAAACTCAGCAGAGCCTCTGATAAAGATGACATAGGCATACAGATACCCTTTGTATCTGGCGTTGTTCTCAATGCGGGCAAAGATGCTGCGCCCATCACTGGTGATGACATAGCGCAGGGCACGCTTGCTGACTCCGCCCCTGCGACTGGTGCGCTCCCTATCGTAATCGCCCACAGGCCACCTCTTACGGGCCTCACTTGTGATAGGCTGCAGCAGCTCACGCTCAAGCAGGTTGACCACATCAGGCGCAACCTGTGACAAGAACCCTTGTATCATCGGCTCAAACTCATCTTTAATCTCAGCACTGATGATGCTGTGGCTGACCTTGGTGGTTTTACTTCTCATCTGTAGCGCCCCACCTTCTTGATGTTCGGGCCTGCCTGCTTCTTGGGTTTGCTCCTCACCTTGTACTCTGCCAGCAGCAGCGAGCGCTTGTCAGGGGCTAGCGTTTGAAACCACCCAGGCCACTTGGCCCACTCACGCTCTATCTGTATGATAATCCTGTCAAGGGTCGCAGCCCTTCTATCTAGTTTCCCTGAGCCTTGGTGACCTCACCCTGACTGGTGCCAGCAACAACACTGGCAACAAGCTCAACAGCCTCATTGGCTTGGGGCAGCCACTCATCAAGCTGTAGCCCCTTCTTGTGGTAGTGGTCAATCACATCACCACCAAAGCGTAGCCAGTCAGCCTGACTGTGGCTCTTGAGCCTTGCAGCTGGCTTGTGCGGGCCACGCGCACAAAGGCCAAGCGCAGCAGCCATGCCTCTGGTGGTGTTGTTGCCCAGCGCTGCTAAGCAGTCATATGCATCAGCAACGCTGGTGGGTGCAACCAACTCAACATCCTGCCCCTTGATGTTGACTGTTGGCATTAGCTCTCATCCATTGACAAGTCGCCATCAATCTCACCATAGCAGGTGAAGCTGAAAGACAAGGTTGAAGGGTCACCTTCGGCAAACTCAGCCACCAAATAGCAGTCATGCAGCTTGATGTCATGAGCAGTGCCTGCGTAATCGGTAAACTGAAAAGCCACGTCAAGGCAGATGACTGGGTGAGTGGCACCTAAGGTGCTCTCACGCGCAGCAAACGCAGAGCCAGCCTGACCAGTAATCATGTCAAGCAGTGTGCCTGTGCTGGTGTCTGACCACTCATTTATAAGGCTCGAGAATGAGCCTGATGGGTATGAGCGTGTGGTGAGAGCCAAGCCACGCAGTGCGCCTCTTGTCTCATAGGCTGCGACTTCTCGCAACTTGTCAGCCATGCCGCTGATGCTCATGCTGCCCTCATCAAGAGTCAGCGTCAAGCTCAAAGGCGTGCTTGAACCATCACTTACGGTGATTTGCCCGTGTGTAAAGTTAGCAATGAAGGTGCCAGGTGCTGCCATGTTTATGCCTCAAGTTGGAGTCTATGAACGCACCTGAAGTTTGAGGTGCTTGAGAATACTGTACCCTCTCCCACCACCTGCCTGCTGGTGCTGTTGAAAGTGATAGAGATGAGGCTGCTGTTGGAGACTGCAAAGACAGCCTTGAGCAGCTCAGCCTCAGCAGCAAGGCCCGCGTTGTAATCGGCCACCATTGCATCAGCCCTGAGCCTGTACGCAACACTCACCTCAAGGCCTGTGGCAACCACATTGCCAAGCGTAGGCCTTTGCCTTGCTCGGTCAACATAAGTGACCGTATCAAGCACCCCAACACAAAAGGCCTTGTGCTCAAGTGGCCTGCTGTCTGAGTCAAGCGGGAACAGCTCATGTGGATACCTGCTGATATGATAGCCAGTCAATGAGCTTGCAAGCGCTGCCTCAAAGGCCTGCTTGAGTGCTGAGGTGGTCAGATAGCCCATGTTATGCCCTGCTTGTCAGAAACACTGAAGACATGCCCACACGCTGTGGGTCACCGTCACCGTCAAGGTCAGCAACGCCATCCTCATCACGGTCATACGAAAAGACGCACGCGCCAAAGGCGTGCTCATACTCTTTGCGGTACTCTCTGGCCCGCTCCATGTAGTCAGCATTTGAGACTCTGCTTGAGAGGTCTTCAAACACAATGGAAAGGCTGAGAGCCATATACACGGGGCGCAAGCTTGCAGGTGACATGATGAGCCAAGGCCTGCGACCCCCTTGCAGCAGACGGGTACTGACAATCACATGGGCCTCGTCAATCGCGTATTGGTATGATGTGCTTGAGGTGATGACAGTGGCGCTGCTGGGGTCCAAGGCTGGCACCCGTCGTATGAGGTCGACTGTTGAGATTGGACTGCGCACAACCTGCCGCACAAGCGCAGCCTCATTGACAGCCCGCACAGTATCTGTGCCAACAGTTAGCACCCACTCAGCGCGCCAACCATCACCCAGCGTCAGCCCTGACGTGGTGCCAGCCGTGACAGTGTATGTGGCCACGTCACTGACCACGGTGACAGCACTGCTGATGACTTGGTTGTTGTTTACGTCAAAGATGGTGACCACCCCACTGGTTGGGGCAGTGAGTGCATTGTCAAGGTACAGCTCACACTGTATCAGCGTGTCAATGCCGCGCTCAATCAAGTGCGGCAGTGGGAACCTTGCTGTGCGTCTCTGGTCACTCAATGACATTGGGGGTAGCCTCCTGACCAAACTGCGCATCACGCTGCTCAGCCTTCTTGATTTCTTTGTCAATCGCTGCGACTGCTGCAGCAGCCTTGGCAATGCGGGCCTCAGCATCAGGCATGATGGCTGCGTTGCGTGCATACTCACTCATCTTGCGCTCATACTGGCTGCGCAGATCCATCAGTGCATATGTTGGGGGTGGCTCAACCACCTTGGCAACAGCAGCCAAGAAGCGCAGCCAACCAGCCTTATCAGACATGATGCGGCTAGTGCCTGGGATGACACGCGCCCAGCGTGAGAGGAACGTATGACCACCCATGACGTTGATGCGCTGCAGGTAGCTTGTGGCACCCTTGTCAACCTTGCCAGCAAGGTCATACGGGATGAAGCGATAGCCATCAGCCTCATACCTCATCTTGCACTCTGTGGTGTCAATGCCGTTGCCCCTGTCAGTGCCAATGTGGTTGGTGCCAGGTTTAAAGAATATCTTGGACAGGCGTGGCAGCACCTTAGCTGCACCCTTGCTGTCATACATCACCTGCCAACTCTTGGGGTGATGCGCGTACTGAAACGCTGCAGACGGTGGCAGTTTTGCCAGCGCTTTGGGTTTGACCACTTCTCTGGGGGTAAAGGACTCGCCTATCATTGCCATGTCTATTGCTCCTACAAAAAAAGACTGCCAGCAGAGCGCTGACAGCCAGTGAAAGACGCCACCAGAGGCGTGCCAGAGGAGCAGTCAGCAGCACCTCTGGCAGCGCCTAAGATTATGTAGCGCTTGTGACCATCTTAACCACTGCAGCATCTTGGCCAAGTGACGCGCCAACAAGTGCTTGGTAGTACACATTGGTCATGGCCTTGCTGCTGTCGCGATCAAAGTCAATCTGCAGACGTCCACCATCAACCAGAATCTCACGCTCACCAGCAAGGGACGCCTCAATCAGAGCGTCAGCCCAGACAAGGCCTGTGCGTGCAGCCATGAACCCAGAATAGTCAGCACCGCTGTTGGCAGTCGGAATGAGGGTGTTGGTGAAGACATCAACACCAAAGTAACGGCCACGGTAACCAGAGAGGGGCGCATTGGCCTGCATGACCTCTTGAGCCTCTGGACTGCGGGCCACAGCATCACCGATGCCCGCAGCAGCCGCGTTTGTCTCTAGGTCGGCGAACTGTGTAGGATGAAGCACGCAAACCACAGAGCCTGGGGTGACCTCAGCGTTGGCAGCAACAAGCGCAGCCTTGGCAGCACGGAAGTCAGCCCAAGTCATGTCTGAGCCAGAAGTGCCCACAGATGCCGTGGCTGACTGAGCTGCAGTGATGAGCAGGCTGCTGAGCGTCTTAGCATAGGAGCCAGCAGCATCAGCCGCAAAGTCCTCAACATTGGTCACAGTGCCGGTGCTGTCCAAAAATCGCAGCATATCTGACACGCTGCGTGCTAGACGGTGTTGAGCAATCGTAACACTGGCACGGGTGAACGTAAACGCTGTACCAGCAACAGCGGTGTTTTCGTTTGTGCTCGCCAGCGTGCCTGCGCCGGCATCAATGTAATCAACCTTGGTGACTGAGCTGCCCATGGCTGCACCAGCGTACTGGATTGCCGGATGTGCATGGAAGAACCCTCGTTCTGCCAGTTTCAAGCCCACCTCTTGGGCCAGGATTTCACTGACAACAAGGTTGCCGTCATTGTAGATGTTTTGTGCCATTTGTACTATTCTCCAAAGGGTAAAAGGGTCACACTGCTTGTGCTCTGTTTTACGTCTGAGGAGACGGGCAGCATATCAAACAGTACCCCACCTGCTCACTTCTTGAGATAGCGCTGCTTTATTTTCTCTCTGTGCTCACGGTACTCATCAAGGGTCATGCTCGAGATGCTGCCACGCTTAAAAGCTGCAGTCTCAAGGCCTGAGTCAAGGGCACCCTTGTTGGTGTCAGGCATTGCCTTGGCCTGTTGAGGCTGCTGCCCAAAGTATGGCTTGAGGTATGCAGGCACGTTGTCTGGTGTTTCTTTCATGCTGCTAAGCCAGTCACCAAGCTCAGGCTTGTCATCACCCAGCCGCTGGTATGACCAGATAGCCAAATCGCGGGCCTCTTGGTCAAGCAGTCCGTGGCTCATCAGGCTGCGCTCTGTGGCCCAGGTGCTGCGCTCCGTCTCAAGGGTCTTGTTGACTGCCTCGAGTTGCGTAAACAACGCATCAGCTGCACCAGCCTGCTTGCTCACGTCAGCAAGTTGCTGCTTGAGTTTTTGAACCTCTTGCTCAGCAGCCTTGCGTTGGTCGTTCACTGTTGTAAAACGCTCATAGGGCACAGCGTTGCTGGTGCCACTGCTCTCATCACTCATGTGGGTTGCTCCTGTCTTGGTTTATTCTTGGGGCGTTGGCTCAAAGCCTTGGCCTACTGTGCCCATGATGTTGCTGGCTGCTTGCTCTGTAATGCCAAAGAACTCAACCAGCATGTTGATGCCTGACTCACGCGGCAACTGCCCAGCAGCCACACTGGTGACAATGCCCTGAGCTGCAGTCACCTGCGCACCATTCAGCACAGAGTCAGTGTCAACGGTTTGCTCAAGCTCACTGTCACTGCCCAGCCCGTCAATATCGTTGAGCGCAGCAACTGCCTCATCCTTGGTGACACCTGGGTTGAGCTTCATGTACGCATCAAGGCGAGACAGTAGGCCCGCATCCATCAGCTCAAGCGTCTGCTTCTGCTCACTCTCAATCTCATCAGAGGTCTTGGGCACGCCTTGATAGGTGATGCTATAGCCAGACTCAGGCAGGTTGAGGGGTTGCCCCATTGCCTCACTGTGACGGTTGAGCATGATGGCGCATATCTCGAGCAACTGCGTGTCACCTGCTTGCAGGTTTGGCTCATACTTCCTCTGCTGCTCCCTGAGTCCCTCGCGGGTCAGGCTTAGCGCGTATCCACTTCTGGGATCGCCGGTTACACGCTGATAGTCAGCAGCGCTAACGCCAGCAGCGGACACAAGGCCACGCATGTAGCGGCTAATCACGTCCATGTAATCAGACAGGCTGGCTGAGGTGCTAAACTGGTGCAAGAACGGCTGTCCCTCAAACCCGTCAATCGGCTCAAGTTGCAGCAGGGTGCTTGGGTCTGTGACCACCTCTCTGGTGCGCCCCTCGTAACTAGGGGAAAGCCCCACAGGAGACAAGCCAACTGACACCCTCTGTGGCCACGATGCAGCTCGCATGGTGTGGCGCAGAAAGCTCATCATTGTGCAGATGTTCAAAGTGCCGTCAACGAGGTCACCAAAGCCATGAGGGTCAAAGAGCTTGCCCGTGGCCTCAGCGTGGTACAGCGCCAGTGGGATGATTGGCATGCCCTCTGCGTTGACAAAGGGATACGCAGGCCCAACCATTGGCCCAGTGCCAAGCACTGCCTCTGTCAGGTCTTTGCCCTTGCTATCCCCTCCAGCAGCCACAATGCGATACACAGGCACATCACCAATGCTGTACACGTCATAGCAGTACACCATCCCATGCCCCTCAACATGGCGCAGCCTAAGCTCAGCAACCTCAATGGGTTGGCTGGGGTTGTTAGGGTCTGCAATCGCAACCACATTGTCAGGGCTGACAGGGCGCAGCACAAGCTCACCATCGGACACACTGACACACATGAACATCTCACGCATGCCAAGCAGGTCACGCATGAACCGTGGCATGAGGGCAAAGTATCCAGCTCGAGCAAGCGCACCATCAGGCCCAATGAGTGCAGATGCGTCAGCTGCGTTGCTCATGATGGGTGGTCTGACGTATGACTGACTCAGGCTGTTGCACAGGCTGTTGAGCACATTGTGCGAGATGTCACCATGCTTGATGATGTGGGCGCGTGTGGTGCCAACCTCATCAACCAGCCTGCGCCTTACGTCATCTTGGAACAGCCCGTATAGCACGCGCCTCACTAGTGCTGTGTATTCCCATCGATCAACGTCGGCAGGGTCATGGGGCAATGGGCGGACAGGTGCAGTGCGTAGTGTGGCCATGCGATACCATACCCCCTATCGTATCTTAATCGATGGGGCTGACCTTGTGCGTGCCCCTGCGCCATAGATAACATCACGCAGGGCATACCTGAGCGCATCAACTGGGTGGGCATACTTGGTGTTTGGTTTCATATCGTAATTGCTCATTGCCTTTGCAAGCTCCGTGCAGCGTGGGTGCACCTTGAGCTTGTCACGCAACATGAGCCTATGCAGATAGCCAACACCCCAACTGACTGCCCCAGGGGCATTGGCACCACCCTTGCCCCTCTTAGCGTTGCGCACTGGGGGCACCACGTTTGCAGGCCCGATGCCATGCATCTGCGCAGCGCTTGCCCTGCCCAAAGCAGATGCCAGCAGTGCGTTGCTTTTCTTGGCCACACTGCCACGCCTGTTGCTACCGTGGTGCGCACGGTCACCCCACACCTTGTCAAGTTGCCTGTACTTGATGCCACAGTCATACAGCGCAGACAGGATGCCAGCAGCGTCATCATCTGCCGTGCACTCATCTGCTGAGCTGTACTCACCAACCACCCACACTGTGGGCATAGCCTCACCAACCGCATGGTCAACAGCAACGATGACAGCGTAACTGCTGCCCAACTTGCCAGCGCCATGGTCAACCCCAAGCAGCAGCTCAACGTCATGGCTGGGCAACTGGCGCGTCACCATCTTGGTGGGGTTCCATGCTGTAAAGCATGCCAACTGGCTTGCCATATTCCATTCGCCATGGCAGACAACGGGCACCTCATGCGCAAGGGTGTCAGCAATCAGAGCCTCAATCCACTTGGCATCTGCAAGGGTGCCATCACCCAAGCGCATTGGCAGAGCGCTGCCCACAGGTATGCAGGCCTCTGGCGTGAGTCGCGTGTGCACTTCTTTGATTTGCCCAGATTCAACCGCTAATCTCAGCCACTCAACATTAGCATTCACGGGGGTCAGCGTTAAGCGTATGTCGCCATTGCTGCGCAGCACGCGTTTGCTGGCTTCTGAGTAGACCCGTGGCGTCTTTGGTGGCTCATCTAACCACAGATAATCAACGGTCAGGCCCGCAAGGTTGAGGGTGTCACCGGACCCGCTGCGGAACTGGCAGGAACTGCCATTCTTGAGCCTGACTGTTGGGTACTTCCCGTAATACTTGCCAGTGCCCACATCAAACCTGCAGCGCTCATGCAGCAGGCTGTCATCAATCATGGCGTTGATGCGTCCCTGAATGTTTAGCGTCTGCTCATGACTAGCGCAGACAACCAGCGCATTGATTGGGCCTGGGTTTACCCATTTGTAAGGATGTTTGCCCATTAATCGGTAGATAAGCTCAGCCACTCCGGCTGTAGTTTTGCCCGCAAATTGGTTGCCTGCACGCAGCAGCAGCCGCTTCTCAGTGCTCTTGAGAAACTGATACTGGCAAGGCAGCCACTGGTAATAATCAAGGGGCGACTGCTGGGCAGTGCGCTCAACAGTGGCCAAAGCCTTGGCAAGCTCGGACAGGCTCACAGCAGCTCATCGATTGCTTTGCGCAACTGCTCGAGCACGCTGCGTGGCAAACCCTCGAGCGTGGCAAGTATGACCTCGAGCGCATCGCCTGCAGCTGGCGTGGGCACCTCGGCTGCTTGGATGCGGGCCTTCTCCACAAGCGCAGCCTCAAGCTCAGCATGCACAGATATTGCAGCCTTTTTGGCCTGCACGGCAGGGGTAAAGCTTCCGGATTCGGTGGCGTCTTTGTAGGTCGTCTCCAGCTCACGCAGTGCTTTTTTGAGATACCTGATGCGTGCGTTGACTGCCTTGATTGATGAGGTTGTCACTGTATATCTATCCCCCTACAAAGGACTAACGGAAAAGGTTTTTTCTTTTTTTGTTGCGCGTTTGGCAACATGTTGATACGTTAATTAATTATTTTTGGTGCGCGAGAAAAAAACGACGTCAG